ATGTGTGATGATGCTATCGACCTTGCTTTCAATGCGCCGCTGCAGGGCCAAGTGTTCCCGCAGCTCAGACTTGTCATCAACGTGAAATATGCGCTTGACCTGACTGGTCACGAGCTTGCGACCAAATTTGTCAAGGACGAATAAAAAAACAGCAGCCAACGTGCCGAATGTTAAAGGCCGTTGGCTGATTTCAATAATGAATTGGTATAGTTCGTACATTGCCCCACCTCATAGGCGGATTTTCCTTCATATAATAGCTTGCCGGCCATCTCCCGGCCGAACCAGCTGTCCAGGATGGAATAGGTGCGCTCATCTACCGCGCATTCCATCGGCTCCATTTCGATCATATGGACCTCCACAACGAAAAAGAGCCCATGGGATGCTTTCCCAATGGACTCTTTCTTGACCGGTGCTTCCGGATTTGTTTTTATATTAACCGAGTTGGCGGAATATGTCAATAATATTTAAGGACCATCTCTTATCATCACTTCACCACCATATTTTTCTAGAAATTACTATCGAACTATAGTAGAATAAAATCCGTTAACTTATGAATGGGGTGGGTCTATATGTCTAATGAAAAGTTTCTTGCTACCTTCGAAAAAGACAAGGACTATAAGCGAATCCATGTCAACGGAGTTATAACTAATTATCATAAGAACATGGTCACCATAGATCTGTTTGAAGAACACGTACCTTTAATGACCAGATTCACTATGGAAGACAACGGGCCTATAGTTGAACATGAAGAAGGGAACCTTCGAAATTATATACACGCTTCCCTTAATGTAGCTCCAGAAAATTTACCGATGATTATTAGGTCGCTAGAGGCGATCTATCAAAGGTATTTGGACGAGCGTAGACAAAGTGGTGACGGCGTTTGACAAGCAGCAAGTATATTGATTTTCTGGGACAAGCCATAGATGGCAGAATTGCTCATTTAGCTTTCGGCTTACAATCTCAAATACTTCAATACAAACAGCAGATTGACGAGTCTGTAACTGGTGTTAAAATGGATATAAGCAGTATATACCAAGAACACGAAAACCTTAAAGAAGCGTACCGCCAACTGCAGGCCTATTACGAAAAAATGGCCTCTACTAAGGAAGGTGACGACATGAGCGAACAAATTAGCAGCAAATTAGGTATTGTTGAAAATGATGTTAAACACCTTGGCGAATCTGTGAGTCGAATAGAAGCTAACCTGAATCGGGTCATTGATAAAATAGATAATATCAGCAGCACAATGGCAACCAGGTCTGAGCTTGAAAAGGTCTCAGATAAGATCGAAAATCTGGTGACCAAAGAACAATTTAACGAAGCCACTCAAAGAACGCGGTTTACAGTGACCACCTGGATTGCTCTCGCTTCTGCTGCAGGATCGATTATTGCAGCGATCATAGCATACGTAAAATAAAGACGCTCCTTGGAGCGTCTTTTTGTTATCCAAAATAAATAACCCGCCACAGGTTGGACGCCTGACGGGTTACTTTCTCCTACATCATGTTTGGAGGGGTACCACCCCAAGGTGCTGCCAAGGGAGAGCGGTGCAACGCTCTCCTTTTGTTATTGTAAGCATATCATACCCAAAATAGTCGTGCAATGACTCGTCATCTTAAGTTATACTCTCGGCCTAACTGCTTCTTAGCCTCGTCTCCAGCTCGCGTTAACTCTTTCGAAATCCTCTTAGATTTCTTCGCCGGATCTTGAATATTCTGGTTCATCCGCTTGTTAATCCGTTTCTTAGTTTCCTCGCCCTGCAGCTGCTGCAGCCGGCTGAACATATCGCCATTTAGTATGAAGGTTTGTCCTTCGATTGTCACTTTCTTGCCAGGAACACGCGGCGCAAGCGTCTCATCTCCTGTCTCCGCGATCAATTCAACAATATATTTGGCTTCTGGACTGAGCTTGTACTTGCTAGTGAAGCCAGGATTAAACATCACATTAAATACGTTGTTATCCTGGTATGTCTCCTTGGGATTACCCAGTGTGTCATATTGCTGCGGCAGCGACTCAGCCCAAATAGGTATCTTGGCTTGTGCGCGATTCAGGGACTGCTCGAGCTTATTTGGTGAATAGGTTTCACGCCTGTAGTTGTCATTCATTTGCTTGAACTGATTGAATGCCGTTGGTACGAAAGATGCTGGAATTTCGGTCAGAACGTCCATAATCTTATCCGTCACCGATTGCCCCGGATACCCCTCTACAGCTGATTTAAGACCGCTTAAGACAGATTGCTCAGTGAGTGTGCCCAAACCGCCTTCCAAGCTGTTATAGACCGTACCAAACGTGCCGGACAGTCCGTCCTTGCCCTCGGTGAGATTCTTCTTCACGTTCGCTCCAATGGATATTGCGATAGAAGCCGGCTGCATCCAATCGTAAGTGTACAGGCGGTCTCCTTCTTGGAGTTTAGCCTTCTCTGAATCAAAACCACTCTGAACCCACCGAGTTAGCGCCGAAAGATTTACTTGATACTGACCTTGGCCGGCCGCCTGCTGCAACCCTCTAATGTCTCTGTCTTTGCTGGCAGAGCCGGTAAGAATGCCGACGTCCATCAAGTAATATCCCATACCAGAGAGCCCTGCAGTACCTATAATTGCCCTCGTTAGAGCTTGAGTGACTTCTGCCGTGTTAGGCTCCTTCTTAAAAATCGGCTGCATCAGGATTTTCGCGCTTCGCAGAAAGCCTGCTGGAGAATACTCCAATGCCCGCATAAGCAAAGCTCCCGGGGTCTTCGGATACTTTATAACGAGATCCCCGACGCCGAAATCCTTGCCTACATTCAGCCCCCTCTTGAACTTAACCAGTCCTTGCGAAATGAGATTGTTGTCCTGGAATGTAACATAACGGCCATACTCATCCGCGATTTTTAGTATGTTCTCGTCAGCTTCACGGATGTACTGTTGGATTAGCGCTTTATTATTGCCCTGCCCCTCGTTAATAGCCCGCAGCGTCGCCATCTCGCCTACCGTGTTATTGTAAGCTCGCATGTATGCTGCAGTATCGAACGACTTGAGCGTAGCCCCCAAAGCCTTCTCCAAGTACGTTAATGGATTCAACTTCGAGGTAAACGCAGGACTGCCAAGGTCATATGCTGTTTGCAGTCCATTGACGTTAACCTGCTTCCAGCCCGCCTTTCCGCCAGAAACCCAGTTTCTCCAGAACTCTCCCTGGTTGTTTGTTCTGAATGTCACCGTTCGCTCGCCGCCTGTGATCTTAGACCGGGCGATATCTATCGGAGTAGCAACCCACTTATTGATACGTTCAAGCCGGTAAAACAACTCATTTCCCAATACGTTACGAGCCATTGTCTTGGTATTGAGCAGCTGCCCAATGGTTTGAAAGGTGCTGATCCTTTTCAAAATACCGGGTTTATCTAAACCCATGAGGATGACCTGCAGGTCCTGTGAAGCAATCTGCTGCGCATCCCCCGAGAGGGACGAAACTTTCTTCGCCAACTCACGAAGACTATTCGCCTCATCTCCTTCCAGCTGCTTCGTGCGAATCACCTTGTCCGTCAACTTCTCTGCTTCGCTGATCGTCCGTCTGGTGACTTTCTTAGTTGATGCTTCATATGCTTCCATAGATCGTTCGTACAGTTGTCTTAGATGTGGCCGAATGTCTTCGCCCAGCTCTTTCACCATCTCCTCGGACCAATCGGAGAACCTTATGACCTGTTTTCCCATTTTGGCCGCGCCGATAATCGCATAATCCATCCACACGTCTAGCGGAGTGCTGCTAACCTGTATACCTTTTGACCGCAGACGCTCCTTAGCGGCCTGCTCTTGCGCATCAAGGAATGCGGTAAGATTATCCCTCACCCGGTTGTCCTTCGGCTGCCTAGGCGCTCTCGGGGCCCTTGGTTGGCGAGAGGTTTCTTTAATGAATTGCTTCGACTCGTTGACAAAGTGCCTCAAGGTTTGAGCCTCTGATTCAGTCAGCTTTACACCCGATTTGGCACGGTCAAGAATGTCATTGACGTTATTGGAGAGTTCCTTGATTCCGGTCATCTTCTTGGCAGCTGCAGCTAGGCCCTGTAGATTTGCCGCCATGTCTGGTGTGACAACTTTGTCCTTAGTAAAGACAGAGGTCTTCTCATTTGTTTTCCTTGCCACACGCTGCGCATAAACCAGAACGCCTTCTGGAGACAACCGGTTGAACATGGACAAAGCCTGATTCGCTTGGCCGGCTGTAGTCGCCTCTTCCGATACCTTCATTGCGATGTCCACGGCTCTTTGGTGGTTTCCAATTCCGTTGTAGTGATCAATCAGCCGTTGGGCGACTGTTGCCTTTTCTGCCGTGAATCTTGTATCTCCCAATACAAATGATGTTGCTTCCTCTATATCCCGGCTGATGCGAAGATTCGCAGCGGCAAGGGTGTCCGCATTCCGTATGGGTTGATAGGCCGCTGACATCCGTTCCTTGAAGCTTAACGGCGGCTTGTCACTCGCCTGAAGAGTTTCCGCAAATCCTCGCTGCCTCATGTTTGGTGCTGCTTGCCCCGGCGGTGGGGTTACATCTACCCGGGGAAGCTTCGGCACCGTGACATCTGCGGCCGGCAGAACCTCTACCTGTGCCGCTCTGCCCACTCGCTGCAGTGGCGGCTGCACTGCCCCTGTCACGCCCTGCGGTCGTCCAGATGGACTAGGAAGACCAAGCGGCCGCACATCAGCATCCATGATGACTTCAGGCGTGTCCGCACGGTTCACATTACCGCGCTGCCGTGGTTCGGGTAAGGCAAGAACCTCCTGCGCTGCCGGCTCAGCAGAATTGCCGGGACCTCTGAACTTGGATGCCAGCTTGGAAATACCACGGCCCAGCCCGTACATGGCCACATCACCGACTGCACCACCTAAAGCACCCATGCCGATGTTCATCGCCATTTGATCGGCATCCGTCTCCCCGCGAACGCCGCCGATGACACCGCCCTGCACAGCTCCGGCCACGCTGCCCTGGATAGCTCTGGTTGCCACTGGTCCAGCTTTAGGAGCGACATTCTGGGCGAATGTCTGGCCGATCTTGTACGGCATGGAAGCCAGCCCCTGCCCGATGTTCGCCGGGTTAGTGGTCCATCCTGCAATGGCGCCACCCAAATCAGCCGTAATATCTGCTGCCTTGCTGCCAGTCGATAAAATAGGCGCGGCCCCAGCTTTCTGGGTGTCCACGCCTACTGCATGCCCTGCCTTTTGTCCAAAACGGCTCAAGAACTTCCCTGCATCATCCACGCCGGGAATGCCGGTTTTGCCAACCTGAGCCTTGTCGATAAAGCCAGCAGCGGCATCAACCGTGTTGTCTTTAAGAAACTTGAGGACTGGATTCTTGGGATCCTGCGCATTTCGAGTGGCCCTCTGCTTATCCAGATAATCCTGCTTCGCCTTTTCTTCAGCAGCCTTCTTTGCTTGCCTCTCCGCCTCGGCCCTGTCGTTGAAAGCCTGTATGCCTTGTACGCTGCGAGTTAGGTTATCCGTGCCGTATATCGTTCGCTCTGGCTGATTGAAAGCCGTGGCCGGCAGTGTTAGTTTGTTGCTGTTGGGAGGAGGAACGTTGACGGGCCGGTTCCGGACAACAGCAAATTCATCCTCGACTGGTTGTCCAGCGCCACTATTTAGCGCTGCTAAACGTTCCATGACACGTCGTTTTGCCTCTTCCCCTTGCTTCCTTCTCCTGACCCGTTCAAATTCGTCCATTTACCTTACCCCCAGTTTTTCATAACCTTGGTCACGTAATTCTGTGTTTCCTTTGGTGCATGAGCGCTGATCGCCGCCCAGTTCTTCCCGTATTTCTTGATGGCCTTGTCCACGTTCCCTGGCCCCCAGTTGTAGGCAGCCAGAGCAAGTTGATAATCGCCGTACTTCTGGTACATCTGTGAAATGTACTTCGTGCCGCCATTTATGTTCTGTGCAGGATCGTATGGATTTTTGACGCCTAAACCTGCTGCCGTTCCCGGCATAAGCTGCATCATTCCCATTGCACCTGCACCACTTTTAGCATTGGGGTTGTAATTGCTCTCGGCCTTGATAATAGAGGCTACCAGCCCTTCCGGCATGCCGTAATTCTTAGCCGCGGTCGATACTATGCCCTGATAAGCTTGCGGCACGCTTACCGAGCTTCCTACTTTCCCGGGTAGTTACCCAGCATGGAATCTACCTCTTCCTTGCTGAATCCCAGCGAGAACAGAACTTGTCTTGTTTGATCTGGCGGCAACCCGAAATCAGCTACCGTTTCAAACATTTCTTCTCTGCTTTTACCTTCAGTCGGCAGCATTCCGTCTTCGTCAGCATACAACTTCCTTACGCTCGAAAGGACCTGACTAGAAGTCATGCCATTATAGGAATATCCTGCACTTCCGCCCTGCTGCATCTGCCAATCCAGACCAGCCCAACCTTGAGCGCTGCGGTCGTCGAATTCTGCCTGATTAAGGTTCTGCTGTGCCCATGCCAACGCATTTTGCATACCTTGTTGCTCCTTGATTCGGTTGAACTCCCGTTCCCATTGCGCATCAGCCACTTTGTCGCGACCCTGTGTGTACTGATAGCTACGATCAGATTCATAAACGCCCCGATCAAACTGCTTTTGCTGCATGCCTTGCTGGAACTGCTGGTTCTGACCTTCAAGCGTCTGTGGTGCCTTGCCACTCTGAATTTGTCGCGGGTAGCCGCTCACGTCCTGCTGCGGAGTCAGGATCATGCCCGCGCGGTCTCCGTAAGCCAAGGCTGTATCTACATTGAACCTCTTGTTATCCAGCGTGGATTGTCCCTTATACATTCCTGTGAGCTGCCCCTCTTGTATACCCTGGCTGAACATCTGATTCTGCATGGCTGCCGTCATCTGGCCGCCCGGACCGTAGCCGTAAACCCCTGCATAGTTCAGCCCATAGTTCCGGTTGGAGTCGAACTGACCGAAAGCTTGAGCATCCGCAGCAAGACCGTATTCACGCTCCATCCGGGTGAGCTCGTTCATCATGGCTTGCTTCTGCTCCGGCGTGGCGTCGATGAAGTCCTTGAGCGATACGTCGATGCTGGCAAGGCGTGATTGCAGGTCCTGCTGGTTCTCGCGGTCTGTCCGGCCCCGCTGTTGCTCCACCATACCCAGCGCATAATCTGACTTGCCGCTGAATGGCGAGAGGTTCCGCTCGTTATAGGAATTCTCAAGCGCCCGGTCCTCGTTGATGTTCTCGTACATCCGGTTATAGCTCGTCTGCATGCCTTCCTTCGCCTGCTTCGCCGCAGCTTCCCTTTCACGAATCTGTGCATCAATCCGCGCCTGTGCCTCTGCCTCGATCTGTTCCCGCGTCATCGGTGCGTATTCGCCCATGTTCACTGGGGATGTGTACCCGCCGTTGGATGGTGCAGATGGCATTGCTGGCATAGGCGGCAGCTCTGGTTGCGGGGCTCGTGGATCTGTGGTTGTAAGCGTATTGCTTGTTTTGTTCTTGTTGTTGATATAAGCCTCCAACTGCTGCGTGTTCATCCCCTTTACAAGTGCAGCCTCTTCCGGTGTCAGCTTGCCATAGTATTGGGTAGCGTTATTAGCGGCCCATCCTTTATTTCCGGAATCATACTGCTTTTTGGAATACAGGATTTCGTTCAGTGGGTCTCCAGTGCCGCCATAATTGGTTGTTGGTGCTGTTGCCGGTTTAGCTGGTGGCATTGGCACGTTGCTTGCTACTGCTGCCGTTGTTTTGGGCATGCCGGGATATGGGACTGAATTAGCTGTAGGCAAGTTAGGTGTCGTCAGCCGCGATGCATTATTGTTAGTCGCTACCGGAGTCTTAGGAAGGCTAACTGCCGGTGTCGCGGGTTTCGGTAAATTAGGTGAGGGCATAGGAACAGATGAACCGGTATTTTTAGTAGCAAGATTTGTAGTTGCCTGATTAAAGAGTGAATTCGAGCTGCTGGGCATAGGAACGGAATTGTTCTTGACCTGCTGCAGCTTACTAAGCGCATTTGAAAATATCGACATTTTAACCCTCCTAGGGACATGAAAAAGGCACCCGTTTGGGTGCCTCTAGTCTTATATTACTTTACCTTGGCAAGCTCTTGTTTCAATACCTTTGCCTGGACTGCATAATTGGAGTAACCGCCTTCCAGCGCTTCAACCGATACTCCAATTACCTCGCCTTTTGCGTTGATTACGATGCCTCCACTAGCTCCTGGATCAGTCTTTGCCGAATGCATCCACCTCGTTCCATTCCCAGAGCTCGATACAAACATACCTTCAGTAATGGTGAACTTTCTTGCAGGATGGCCGAGCGCATACACTTTGTCTTTGTTCATCGGTTCGCTGGTATTCAGCTTCAACGATGGGTAGCCGGCCAGCTTGAAGCCGATCAGGTCAACCGTTTCATTCTTAAACACCGCATCCGCAACCCGCAGCGTAGCCTCCTTGTTACCGAACGCTACAACGAACTGTGTCGCGCCCTCCAGAACATGCCAGTTGGTTACCAGCACACCGTCCACGATGAAGCCGGAGCCTTGGGAGATGTACTGGTCACCGTTGTAGGCGTAGATGATTCCAACGCTCTCCCCGATCTTGTTCAGCTGCTCAAGCGTCAAGCCCGCCTGCTGAACCGGCTGCTGCGGCGCGGTCACCGTCACACGCTGCTGCTTCTGATCCCATTTCACATCCGCACCCAGCGCCTCGCTGATTACCCGGAGTGGGACCATCGTCGTGTTGTTGATCATCTGCGGCGCGACAGCTGGCTTAACCTCTTTCCCGTTGATCCAGAGCGATATGGGCTTAGCAGCAAATGCCGTAGTAGATAAGGCGAATATAGCAACAAGGATAATAGCTAATGATTTCCGTTTCATATGGCAGCACCTCACTGGTTTTATAGTTCCAGTTTACTAGGTTTGGCAGGATTCGCCAATATTAGATTTCAGCATCGGCCACCCAGTTGAACCAGTACCTGCTGCCGACCGTAAAGGTTGCTGCTGTGTCAGCCAATTTTGAAAATCCGTATTCATTGGACAAGTCATTTACCACAGTTACATTTGTGCCTATAGTTGTAGTTGAATTTATAGGAGACACACGATTTGCCGTGCCACCAAAAGAATAGATCAGCACGGTAGGCCGGGCTCGTTTTGGAACGGTATATCGGATATTTGAGAATATAGCGTCCGCAACCTCAGCCGTGCCAATCGCAATGTTCCCCTGGTTGGATGTACCAGCATAAGCCAGATATCCGTAATTCTTCTCGTAATACCGCAAGCACAGCCTGAATTCATCGGCAAATCCACGGGGCTGATACGGCAGTGCTACTCCACCCGTACAGAATTGCAGCTGTGACAGGCGATAGGTTCCCGGCAGGCTAGCGTTCCGGATGGGGTCAATGGATAGGTTCCCGGTGCTTGTTACCGTTCCCGTAACCATGAAGGGTATCCACGCGCCTGTCATCGTGGTTCCAGCGTTGAATTCATCGTTGACAACGTGGAAGACGGTAGCGCCCGAAGGACCTTTAATCCAGCCGGAGAGCGTGACCTGCTTGCCCGCCATGTAATGCTGTGCCTCGACGATCTGCCGGACGATGACACCCGTACCGCCGCCCGTGTTGGTCACGTTGATTTCGTAGGAGTATTGGCTTTGCACGTTTGGTACATCGGTTGACCTGCCGTGCGATGTGATCGTCGCCCCGTTGTTTAATATCAGCCGAAGCCGATCCGGGCCGAAACCTGCAGAAGTAAAGGAGGTGCCGCGCTGCCAAACGTCCATATTGCTATTGATCAAAGCTTGGCGGTGCATGAAGTCCGGTGGTAGAGGGCTAAGTGTGCCGCCCGCCGCCAGACCGTCAACCTTCTGGTTGAGCAGGTCAATCGTGTCATATGCTTCTATCATAGCCTCACGGTTGGCTTGTGAAGACGCAACAATAGTCGGCTGTTGGTTGGTAACAGCCGCCTGCAATTTGGTTCTATTCGAAGGTAAGTTTGCCATCAGTAGCCGGATGCCCTCCCTTTTAAGTTAATGTCGTATATCTCGCATAGCTCGTCCCTGTCATTCTTGAAAATGATCTGGAAATAGTACGAGTTTTTGCAGAAAATCAGCGGTTTCGGGGCACTCACAAGGTCCGTATATTCTAAGTTGGCCCACACTCCATCGTCCCAAGCTGTAACATCCCAGGTCATGTAGGTGTTTTTGATCGCCTGATTTACCTCTCGCATGGAGGAATAAAAAACCACTTTCACATCCAAGCTAGATTTGGTTGCATACTGCCGGGCGTTGACAATAACTTCATCCAGAACTGACATCTGCCCGGTAGTCTCAAACTTGAGCATGTCCGAAGCACGGTAGAAATTGATAGGTGTTCCGGATGTCTTCCCCGCATTGTTCCAGTCGCTGCCGAGATTGGCGTCAAACTTGTGCAGATGGCCTGATTCCCCGGCATAGTACAGTTCACCAGCTCGAACAAACCCATTAGCCTTAATATTCGTCCACGGATACCATTCCCGGTTGCGTGTATCGTAAGCGTAGCAGAGTCGTTCCTCGCCCTTGTTGAAACGCAGCATATAAAGATTCGTCCGTGGGTCGTAATAGCCCACAGCGGCTGTTTTCTCGGCTTCTGATAGCCCGATTGCCTCAAGGTCTACCTTGTCTACCGATATCGACCGCGTAGCGTACCGCCGGGAACCGGTGTCCATTAGCTGCGTGTCGTAGATTTCGTATATGCCATCATCAGAGAGGTACACAACCGACTGTGCCCCGTCTGGGTAGGTGATACGCTGAATAGACCGGGGCGCAACCACCCCGGCCTGTGTATTTAAGAATTGATTCCCTTGGAACGTGTCAAAGTTGGTGCCGAACAGAACGCCCCATCCCCTGCGCATCGGGAGCATCAGCACATTATCAAATGCAATGCCCGGGCCGTTCATATAGTCGTTCTGGCGCACCCAACGTTCCCACTGAACCGAAGGGAAATAGTCAAAGGTCCATCGTTTCGAGTACCACCATTGGTCGCTGCCGTCACTCACGAACAGGTGCCCCTGGTAGCTGAAGCAGTATTTCATCTTCTTGGTGTGCAGCTGCGACAATATATTCGGTGGGTTAGGCGTTGCATCGTCTGCCGCAGGGACAATATCCGCAACAGAGAATGTATCGTCATTGTAAGCCTTGATGCCGCCCGTGTCCGTGATGATCTTGCGGCTGACGGAGTTACGGTCCGTGAAATCCACTTCGTAGATATCGGCACTCGTTAGCGCCCCAGATGCAGGCTGTAGTGCGCTGCCGTTGAACCGGTAAAGCGATGTGCCAGCCGTGGCAATGATCTTGTCTATGGCCCCGGTGCGGTACAGGGTCAGCCAGCGGATAGGATTGCTGAGTGCTGTCGTCGTTACTGGTATACTGCCGGGGCGTTGGGCGCAAGGTCCAATCTTCCCCTGCGGCTGCACACCGTTGATCATATAACGCGCTTGGTTGGCTGCTAGAGCAGTCGGCTGAGCAACCGTATTGATTCCACCTGCCACGCTTAAATCAACCGTTACAGGCTGTTGGAAGCCTTGTGGCATATCATTCACCGCCTCTTATCTTAAACGGTAAGTGGTGAACTGGACACTCTATCATTTTTTCGGGCTCTGGCAGTTCTGCATCCCCAATGGGTTCAAGCGTGTCTCTGATCAACATGGAAGTAATTTTTTTAAGACGGTAGTAATCCTTGTCGCATAATGGACAATACAATGTGTCTCCTGTTTTTGGCGGTCGCTGCATTTACATCCCTCCCCTCGCTTTCTGCACATCGTCATAGCTCGGTGGCTGACCGCCCGATGATGGCCCACGCGCTGAGATAGCAGCCTGCGTGATACCGGCATAACCAGTCTTCGCCGCACCGACCATTGCATCAGCTTCATTGTAGAAGTTCTTCACATATTTGACCTGCGAAGATATCTCCATGATCAACGTCTGATAGCCGCTCTCCGGGCAGTCAACAGGGTCAGCAGCCTGCGTAACAGGCTGTTGGAAGCCTTGTGGCATATCATTCACCACCTCTTATCTCAAACGGCAAGTGGTGAACTGGACACTCTATCTTATTTCCGGGCTGTGGCAGTTCTGCATCCCCAATGGGTTCAACTGAACTTCCCCTTAATACCGTCCCAGGTATAATGTCTTCTCTAAAACGATAATAAGATTTTTCGCATAGCGGACAATACATCGTGTCTCCTGCTTTTGGTGGTCGCTGCATTTACATCCCTCCTCTCGCTTTCTGCACATCGTCATAGCTCGGTGGCTGACCGCCCGATGACGGCCCGCGTGCAGATATCGCGGCCTGCGTGATACCAGCATAACCTGTTTTGGCCGCGCCGCCCATAGCTTCAGCCTCGGCGTAGAAGTTTTTGACGTACTTCACGGAAGAAGATATCTCCATGATCAACGTCTGATAGCCGCTCTCCGGGCAGTCAACGGGGTCAGCAGCCTGCGTAACCTGCCGGGGGTACCGGATATACTTCATCTTCACTTGGCCCGTTATACCGCGAATATCAATGGGCTGGTTCGGTGCTTCGCAATGCCACCCAATCGGGGCCGTGTCGCTGTACCGTTTAGGAACCTCAATCTCCCGGCCGTCCACCAGCTGCAGGATGCGTAATGGCTCGTACATGTCCTTAATCGCCGCATTGCCCTTGGTGAAAGGTACAATGCCATCACCTGTTACGTTGACCGTATCGCTTACCTCCGTGTTGTAGCAGAGCCGTGCAAGCTTCCAGAGTGCAACGTTCATGAACTGGAACAGGATTTGGTCCTGCGTGCTAGGGTCGGGTCCGAGATAGTCCACGTCCATCTTATTAATCGTCCGGACGGCTGTCATGATCTGGCCAGCATTCCAGGTGTTCATCCGCCCCAACTCCTTACCTGCTCATAGACTGTGCATTTATTCAGCTCGCAGAAGTTGACTACCTCATCGCTCAGCATAGCCTCTGCCGGGCCGTCTGTCTTTACGCGGGGAGTCAGCATGTCCGGGATGACGTACAGCGTGTTGTGCCACTCGGTGCCGGGAGCGTCAATTCGGGTAGCCACCGTGAATTGGTAGGTTTTCATTGGCATCACCAGCCCCCCTTAATCGTGTACGGTTGAGATTCCATCAGGTACTGAACGGAGATCTGTTCCTTGATCATCATGTGCCGGGTGTAATGCTTGTCGTATAGTCGCTTGGCTGTCTGCTCGCCCATCCGCTGTATGGAGCTTGGCAGGTCATAGTACTGTGCGATTCCGTAGGACGTATAGAGCGATTCATACCGGTCCGACAGGTCGATAGTGTCCGTCATAGCCGCGAAGTGCTTCAGATGCCGGTAAAACTCGATATGTAGCACGTCCTGCTGCGCGAATCGGTGTGAAAACACGATATGCCCGCCGTAAAGCCGGTAGGTCGCCTGTAAATCCCGGTCAACGCCCTGCTGCCGGTCACTAGCTAGCCACATCCGGCTGATGCGCTTAATGTTGTCGGTCAGAATTGGATAAGATATGTCCGTGTTATTGACCTCAAGGGTCATTGCATCCGGTATTTCGATGGAAAGCATGATCTCCGTCTGTGCATCGTTGCACCAGTTAATGACATTCTGGTTATCCAGCGAATCCTGGACGTAGCGCTCCATCGTATACCGCAGATCGGACAGTGTTTTTGCCACGTTGAAACCCCCTTATACGAAAAAAGACAGGGCCATCAAGCCCTGCCTTGTACCATCTTAGATAAGTCCAGCATCGCTGAGAATTTCGGCTACCGATTCCGGAACCTCTACCTCAACCCCGCGCTGAATTTGATAATTGTGACCGTTAATGCTTACGAATTCATACGGCCATTCAACCTTCTTTCCAGCCTCTTGCGAAGACTCAAGGCGTTTCCGCTCTTCTTGAGACATCCAAATTCTGATTTTGCGCTTCGGCTGCTCTGCCAGTGTTTCGGCTGTGGATTTTGTGATTTCATCCAATTGTGCATCTGTTATCTGCTGTTTACTTACTGCCATATTAATAGCCTCCTATGTTGTGATAAAGGGGGAGACCCCCCGTATTATTGAGATACTGCGTGTTCTATACGCACCATTGCCGCTTGTTCAATAATTTTGGCGGTAAACATGGTTTTCCAACCCACCGTTGAACGTTGGTTCAAAGGATCAGCTGTGCCTGAGGACCCGAGGGGCTTCACGATGGTTTGAACAGCTCCAGAACCGGCAACGTCTACCACACCATAAGCGTCTTTGCCGAGTACGAGTGTAGCGTAAACGTCGATAGCCGAAGCACCTGCGCCTGGGAACTTCTTCGCATTGGTGGTCTCCACGAAACGAACGCCATAAATACGACCAATTTCACCGTTGAATATCTGAGTCGAACCCGCATACTTTACAGGCTCCTCCCACTTCGGATCATCTTGCAAGTCATAAGCAGTTCCCGGCTCAATGATGGCTACATAATCGCCACCTTCCAATGGTTTAACATTGTTCCGTTTCAAGGTTCTGCGGGCTTTACGAATCTCCTTAACAGTCAAAAGATCTGTTGCCGCAATTGTAGCCCTCGACACTCTGCCATTTGCGTATTGGACAGAGGTACCAGCTGCCAAAACATCCCGGCTAATGCGGTCAATGGTGTCTTTTGCTTGCTCGGCCAATACATCCATAGACTCATCAACCAATGGGTCGATTGCCACCATATCAACTACGTCCGAGAACTCAATGTAATCACCGTATTGGCTTGGTGTAGCAGTGACACTCACCATAGTGACGCTGTTTCCGCTCGGGGTTACACCCTCAACCAACGGTGTTGTGGCCGGCGCAAGGGATTGCATTTTACGGAAGTCGATTGTCTTACCGCCATTTTTGGGAATAGGACGCTTTTGACCAAATTGCTGATGGAACAGCATTGGAAGAAGGCGTGCCAGCAGTTTTTTATCATAATAAGTTTGAATAGACGGTGCTAATCCTGCAGTTTGAGTTGTTTGAGTTGCCATTGATTATTCAGCTCCTTAGAATGTGATGCGCTCGCCTCTGCGCACTCGCTCGGATATCCTTTCGATATCCTCCGGGCTCATGTCAGCAGGGTTAAGCTGCATATTGTGTGGTGAGTCTGTGCTTGACAGGACTTGTCTTTCGTCTCTGCCGGTGATCCTCGCAAGCGTTTCTTGCTCTTGCTGCCTTGCAATCGTGCTGGCGTGGGCCAGTCGGTACGCATCTACCGGGTCATAGCCGCGGTCAATGTAGCCCTTCATGCCGTCGTTGTACCATTCAGGGTCTTTGCCCTCATGGAACGCTGATGCGCTCTCTGCAAGCGCTGGGAACTCGTTATATAACGCGCTCCACTTGGCTGCTTGCTGCGCCTTTGTCTCCTGCTGCTGGTACATCTCCCGGAATGCCTCTACCTCTGTCTTGAGCTGCTGCAGTTCCGTGTTTACCGGCTGGAAAAACTGCTGATAGGTCTCAAGATCAAGCCCCATCCGATGTGCTTCCTGTTCCATCTGTTGTTGCTGTAGGTGCGCATCCAGCGCCCTCTTGTACTCCTCGCGGTCACGGAAACCATTCATCTGCGCGACCTTGTCCAAATAGGCAAGTTCTGCCTGCTGTTCCCTCTCCCACTTGGCTCGTTCCTCGGCTATTGCACGTTCTTTCTCCTCACGCAACCGGTTAGCGAAGGATTGCTGCTTTGTAACGTCCTCAGTGGGCTGTGCGCCTGTCTCTGCCGGTTCAGGGGCGTTCCCATCACCCAAGGACTCATAGTCCTCTGTCACAACGCTAGACGGCTCAGGCGCTGTTTCTACTGCTTCTGGGGCGTAACCGCCGCCAATGTCCCCATCTTCATTGAAAAACGGGTGTAACCTCATGCTCATTTCCTCCTTGTGTGGGCGGCGCAACTCCACACGATCAACGCCGCTGGTTTTTAGTGCGATAAACTACAGAAAATAGGCCCGCTGGATTCTCACCAGGGGCCTGTTACCACGTTGCACCGTCCCGTTTCCGGGCCTGTCCAAGGCGGTAGAGTATATGGTTTAACATCACGGTGTAACCTGCATCACCTGGGTGCAGCTTATCGGGTAAGTATGACTCGATGGTCACGCCCTTTAAGTCGCAGTAATCCAAGAACCCGTGATAATTGCTAATGTAATCAATGCCGAGTATCTTAGCGGCAGCAGCAATGGCGTTATCGATGTCCTCCATATGGATGCTGTACTGCTCTTCATTCGTTGTGCCAGCCGGTATGGATGACATCAGGATCGGCTTAATGTTCGCGCTCCTCAACTTCTCAACAATTTCCAAGACATTGAGCGTTGTCTCCTGTGTGGAGGATATCTTGATACGGTCATTGGTGCCGACCTGCACGATAGCATGCGTGATCAGCTCACCTGCTGGCAGTACGTTAAGCGCTTGATGGGCTAGCCAGCGGCTATCCACCCCGGCTGTACCCCGGTTCCACGCTTTAACCACCTTTTGGATAACAAAGCCCTCAACAATCACCGCGTTTTGGCTAGCACTCGCATTCTTCCGGTTCGTCTCCCGGATTTCCACCTCATGCTGTGCCATTGGCAGCCCTGTGATGGATATCAGCTGCTTGTATGTAGCTGCTGAAGCGTAGGTGTCAACCGTCTGAACCAGATTGCCGTCGACGTATATCTCAACAATGCCTCGATCCGGGCCGTAGCTGAAATACACGCCGAAATGATCGCCATAATAGGTGCATGATACCTTGTCGCCAGCCCCGATGTTGGGCAGCGTAGCGATTTTACGCCCAATCGCCCGGGTATTGGTCGGGTTACCGCTGGTGTACCCTGAATTGCTAAACTGCGGATTGGTGAAGATGATCCGTTCATGCGTCACAGGAACGATGAAATCCCGATTGTACTTGGTAACAAGGTATTTGCCCGTCTCATTTGACCAGCAATAGCCGTTTGTATTGACGTACCAGTAGTTACCAAAGATCATGTCGCCGCCGGCTGACGTGTTGGTGTACCCGGTGCCTCCATAGCCCGCCGTGATGCTGTCCCCTATAAAGGCTACGCCCGTGTATTCAAAGGGATTATTGAGCGATACAAGCAGCACGGTTGAGCTATACCCTGCAGGCGCCTGAGTGTCTCCAAAGCTTGCGATGGTTGGACGCTCATATTGGATGGTCCGCAGCACAAACGGTTGTGACCTCGTTGCTGCATTGATCTTGAGTGATGTAAACGTGAGTGTGTCGCTCCAGGACTTGCCCGGCTTGATCACCTTCACGTGCAGCCCCACTGTTACGGTGATGTCTGCTGTTCCTTCATTGCGTACATAGATGTGATTCTGTGGTGTTGGGTAGGTCCAAGTCGTTGCTGACGGACCAACCGAGTCCACAAACTCACTGACAATTTCTCCGGTGGCTTGCTTTCTAGGCTGTACTGTCACGATTGGCATCCCCTTCACCCCTTTACCTATTCAGTTTTAGTTGTGCATTCATTTGCGCGATCTGCAGCTTGGTTTCGTTGTCCATCTGCTTCAGCGCTGCTTGCTGTTCAAACTTCATCGCCTCTTGCTCCTGCTGCTGTTGTAGACGCTGCTGCTCAGCCATCATCTGCTGCTCCATTGCGGCTTGCTCAGCCATTGGGTCAGGCGGTGGCGGCTGCATCTGCTGCTGTTGCATCTGCTCCTGCTCTCTCAGACGGGCGACAATCTTGTCCTTGTTCGGCAGGCCCTCCTGCATGTCCAGATACTCGCTCGGCAGCAGCACACCGGCACTAAACAGGTCGGCTCCCAGCTGGGCGATATATGCCTTGGATGTCGGCGTGGATGCTCCGGCACTCACCTGCACGTCAAGATCAATTTCGGCGTACTGTGCGCCTACAAACGGCATGAACTCATGATTGCCCTGCTCGTCTGTAATGCGGATATAGCGCTCCTCGGTATAAAACTCCTTGACCAGCTCGATCATCAGCTCGTAAACGTCCTTGATGGCACGGTTAAGGTTGGCTGCAATGCCCTTGATTGGGATGGAACCTTGCTCAACCAGCATCTGGATAGCTGCGGCTGCGGTGACACCGGATGGTGTTTCGCCTGTCTGAGCGTCATAAATGCCCGCCATACGCTCGATAACTTCAATCAGCTTGTCTATGGTCTGCGGCACGTCCCGGCTGATCTGCGGCGGCTGGAACCACTCTGCAGGCTTGGTCTGAGATAGATTTGTTACTGGCTGAACTATTCCCGGCTTAGCTTGGAACTTGGCAGGGTCAATTCCGCTATTCGCATCCACGAACAGGATAGGATTAGCTGTAAGTGCCGTGTTCCGGGTCAGCATCTCCATGAACTTGTTCAGCAGCTTCTGGTTCTCCATGATGTTCTGCGGCTCACCGATACCAAGCATCGACTTACGCTTCTTCTTGGGTACGAACCGCACGAATGGATACCGCCCATGTTTGTACACGTTACGGATGTCCTTCAGGATCTTACCGCCAGCTGCATAGGTACAGTGGATACCTCCTTGCTCCTTGTACCAGTATTCATACAGCATGACGCGATTCTTCGCATTGTCAGCACCAGGACGGCTGTATATCTCCGTCTCAAAGCTGTTTTCGGGGTCAACGTCCACGCCAAACTTCTCCTTGATGAACTCCACCGTCTTTGGCACCGCATAGATGATATAGCGGCAATCCTCCACCTTGTGAGCGGATGGGTCATGGTAGATGTTTGCCGGGTCCGGTGACTCTACGCATACATCACCTTTCCACACGTTTGAGCGCATGGGATTCATTGGGTCATACTGCCCGCCGCTCTTCGTGTTGTCCCAGTAGACTTTGAACCACCCAATGCCGAGCAGCAGGCCTGTCGGTACCACCTCCGCAATGACTTCATCAAGATCTGCGCGTTCAGCGATGACTTCTGTCACCTGCGTGAACAGCTTGGCTACCTCTTCGTCTCCCTGCACCGTGGGAAGTATCAATCCCCTTGGCCGGTTGTTGGTGATCTGCGGTGTCTTCTGATCCACCACGTAGGCGATGTAGTTAATGACCGGGTTAAGCAGCCATGACGGCCGTTCCTGCTGCCATTGCTTGGAGAGATAGAATTCATCGGCCTCTTTCCAAACGCTGTGATCCCCACTCAGTGCGCTCAAACTCTGGTTAAAGCCCGTCTTGATCATCTTGTACCGTGTTGCTCCATCTACGCTGTCAATCGCCTTGCCCTCTGGCTTGTCTCGCTTGCCAAATATGCTTTGCAATACCTTTGCCACTCCATCACCTCCCTAGTAGTTCTCCCATGAATTGAAATGCCCCCGGTCATCCCGGAGCGCATGTGGCAGGTTGTCCTGACGGTCATACATGCTGCCGGCCGGATCTCGTGCATCGAAGTAATCCGACAGGTAGTTAGAAAGCACAAATAGGGCGATAGCCGAAGCCATCACCAAATCATCAAAGCAGCCTTCCTGCGCATTCGTTGTGCCGTCTGCCTCCCGGATGTACGTTATGCATTCATTGATCAGTTGCTCATCATGCACCCGTATGAGTCCTTCGCGGATACACTTTGCCATGAAGTCAATCGCCAGCGGCTTTGTACGGGCATCTGTACGCCAGCCAAGCGCCTTGGTCATCTCATCCACTAAGCCGTCATAGCGTTCACGCATGTATATCCTTGGGTAATTGACGCGCTTCAGGGCCGTTACCGTGGTATAACCGTGGTTGTTAACCTCCGGCACGATCAACGCCTCGTTGTAGTACTTGCCCAAGCGCGGCAGCTCGATCTCACCGAATACATCCGGGTCAATGTGCCCATGCCACCTAGCGCACAGCTCCCATGTCTCAGCGTCCCATACGGTAGCTGCATCATAGTCACCGGTTGCCAGCCCCTCTGATGTATCCGCACCAATCACGTACCGCCTGCCCGGCTCAGGATGCTTCCATACGGTGATATAGCCGTCATGCTGCGGAACAAACTGACCATACTCGATGTTGCCCTGCTCCCCAGCCTTGGCCCGGTTGAGCCATTGTGTGAGGATGCGAGTATTGAACCGTGTGCGTCCGCTGGTCAGGAACGCCTCCATGTCGTTGGAAGGATACTCCTGCTTGAACTTCTCGTCATCCCCGTTGAGCTTGTCGGATATGGTCTTGCGTCGCCATTTGACCTGCTCAGGAGTCAGGTTGTAGTTCTGCACCAACTCTTCTTCAATCTGATCCAGCTTAACTTCCTCACCAGCAGCCAGCGGCGTGACGTATTCCTTATGCTCGTACCAGGGAATAAACAGCGGCACATAGTTGTTCTTTCCTTGCTTGGCTTTCATCCACAAATCATAAAAATAACCACCTACGCCCATCGCTGTACTCTCCACGATTACGATACCGTTATAGTCCGGCACCGACTGGAGCAACGAAGTCATGGTGGTTTCAGCGTCCTGCCACTTGGCAAGCTCTGATATATGCAGGTAATTGATGGTGTAGCCTGAGCCAGCATTCTTGTTGTTCGCCGTCTCAATCAGGAACTTGCTCTGCAGCCCCGGCTTAACCTTGAACTCTTCCCGGCTCGGATTCTCGAAGTAGATCCCCTTGCCGCGAATAGGCCGGTTCATTGGCTTGATTACGTCCGGCAGGTACTGCAGGTATCGCCCTGACATATCGTTAATCGTCTTGGCTGAGTCATCATCGTATGAAACGATCATAGCCACTTTGTTAAACGGCTTATCATTCGGCAGCCCCAGTGTGATGGCCTTGAAGAACAATCCCTCGGTGAAGGTGCTCATTCCCTGCTGCCGGGCTTTCAGGATGATGATGTACAGCGTGGGCCGTGTGTCCGGGTCCGGGTACTTCGTGTAATGGTCCGTCACAATCTGATTAAGCCGGTCCTGGCTGTCGTTTATGGTGAAAGGTACAATACGCGCTTTCTTGTCCTTGATCTTGAGACATTTACGGAAGTACAGGTGGTTGTCATGCTTCAGTTTCAGTAGCGCGTTGGTCATTCAATCAACTCCGCCAGCTGATCCTCATAGGACAGCGTAACTTTACCGGAATGCTCTACCTTATCAGTGAACATGCCGAGGTGACGCGCTATGGAGTCTAGAGCCCCCTTCTTGTCATGAAGCTTTAGCGCTATTCCTTCCTTGGTCTGTTTGATCTCAGCGACTGCATCAAGCTTCTCCCTCGCCACAGTATCAGTGTCGTATATTCTGACCATCTGAACCATTTGTCGTACCGGACTCTTACCGTTCTCTGCATCGCCTTCAAAGCCTACAATCACCTCCTGTTGCTCAACCTTGAGGTAATCGGATATGTTGCTGAAACCAATCTTGGCATATTCCCTCAGCACCATATCAGCGGTTATCTCAGTGCGTTTAGAGCGTTCCACCATAAGCTGCTGGATCAATTCCTGAATGTCAGGTTTCGTTAGGTTTTCAGCCCCTATTGCTCTGGCCGTTTTTTCGCTGTATCCTGCCCTAATTGCGGCCTGTGTCGCATTCAGGTCTATGAGGTATTCTTGAGCGAAAAGCTTCTGTTTGTCGGTCAGTGCCGCCATCGTCTCACCTCCTACTCTTTATCGTTCTCAAGCGCCTCACACATCTTTTGCAAAGCAGGCTGAAGTTCTGAAGCACACACAGTGTAGAATCCGACCGAGCCCTTGGGGTATACCTGGACTTTGAAGACTCTGTTAAGCTCTACACATCGCTCGAAATCCAGAAAGTTTTCACGCCCACCGTAATACATCTCAATATCACGTTCATGTACAACTCTGTGATCGTTGAAATCAATGGTTACGCTGTACGGGTTAAACTTCATCAGCTCTTCCATCATGACTCCCCCTCACATCTTGTTCGCTTGCAACTCTCTCTCGTACAAATCCCTATCATCATTGCTCACTGGTTCGTATAACACCGTCTGCGGCTCTTGCTTGGCCTCTCTATACTCCGTGAAGCTGCTGGCCTTGAGTTTATCCGTCAGCTCACTGATCAGCGCATCCTTACGTTCATCGCTCTTGTAGTGGATGTACTCACGCACCACGAATATAGCGGTCAGTCCGGCTACGATAACCACGATGTCCATCACTCGTCCCTCCCTTACCTGATATCCGATAGCTTATATACGTCATACAACTTCTTGCTGTCCTTCCACACTTCCCCGTGGTCCCCGGGGTGCAATCCTCCATCTTCCCGCGCTCTTCGCTTCAGCTGTTCCAACCACAGTTCTTTGTTCGTTGTGATGAGCTCGATAATCTCATACTCGATGAAGAGCACGTATATTTCCATTACTCGTCCTCCTCTTCCGCTTTCTCAGCCCTTGCATATAACACCGCCCACCAATGGAAGGCGATTGCTGCCAACACGATAATGATCGTGAAATGATCTACGTCATGGGGTGCCACTCCATTCCTCTCATCCCCTTAACAAGTAAAAAGCCCGCCGTTTGGCGAGCCGTGTTGTTCTCGGGAGCATCGGGTGTCTGTATTCGCCCGGTACGGGATTGTACGGGTAAATCTCCGATGCTCCTATATGAATTTCCTGCATATTACTATGATACCTCAGAAATAGCTGTTCTTTTTCTGGCATTTTTATTGCGTTTTTGCGGTTTTTTAACGGGAATCAGCCGATTCATGAAAATGTTTCCGTCATTCAGGCACTTCTCAATGTCCGCAATCGCCGTCCGGTGTACATGGTAGAAGTGGGATAAGCTAAGATTCATCATCATGGACGCTGCAACCGGCTCCCTGCCTTGGAAGTAGCACAGCTTGATACATTCCCTCTGCCGATCATCCAGCGCCTCTAAAGCCGATTTCACGAGCCCTATGACGTATTCATGCTCTTCTGCATCCCACTCGTACTGCTGGCGCTCTTCATCCACGTTCATCACATTGTCGAGTGCGAACCGTTCCGTCTGGCTTACCGGCAGCCCGCCTATTCCTCGAACATCGTCATTGTACTGCTGAGTACAGCCCGGGTACCTGCGTTTCTTGTTCACCTGGGCTATGCTCCTATGGATGTTTGCAAGTGCCGCGATTAACTTCGTATGTCCGTACAGCAGCCGCTTTACGTCAATCATGGCTATTCCCCCTTATAGCGGTTATGAGAAGGGACACCGGTTAGGTGCCCCCTTGAATGTGTTACGTCCTCTTCTTCAGCTTTTCAATCTCATGCTCTAGTAGGTGGTGAACTAAGCTGTTTTCCATCGTAAACTCCCTACCACACTGTGGGCATTTATAAGTCACGCTTACGCCACCTCTACAGTTCGTATTCTTTCAACGCCTGATATGCCGCAAGCATCCCGGCCAAATCTCCACTCATCATGGCCTCTTGCGCCCGTTTAACGTCAGCCTTCATCATTTCTGCCGCGAGATGTCCGGCAGGGATTTTCTCGTATTCACGGATAATCTCCTGTACACGTTCTATTTCCTTCGGCAGTGCATCGCCCAATGTTTCCATCTACGCCACCTCTACGATCCGCGAACCTTCCAACCGGTCTACGCGGCGCTTCAGCTCGATGATTTCCTCGCTGAGCTGCTCAAGTGTTTGCGGTACCAGCGATCCGTCAGCGGACTCGTCAGCGATCCCGGGAATGTCGGTCTCTTCGGGGCGAAAAGAACTGTCAAGCGCCGGCGGTGTTACGTCCAGTGGAGGATTCGGAATAACTTCTGCAGCAGGTTCGGTTTTGACTTCTTCACCTCTTGCAGCACGTTCTTCCCGAAATCGCGCAGCTTCTTCAGCCGATACCTCCCGGTACTTGCCTTTTTCCAAGAAGCCGAACTTGATAAACTCATCCGTCTCAAGCAAGTAGCCACCAAAACGCTTGCCCAGATTGTCCAGCGGATGCATGTTGTAGATGGCTGGACGGCTGTTCTTGAACTCCTGCACCGCCTTGGCGTAGTTCGCTGTCAGGTTCGTGTCTACCACCTTCACAGCTTCACGGGCACCGACAGCAATCTCTTTCCGCAGGTCATCCACTTGGCTGTTCAGGCGCTCAATCTCGGCTGCTGCATTAGCAAGCTTGGTGCGTGCATCCTCCAGGTCAGCCTTGGCATTGTCACGCTCTGCCTCTACTTGGTTAAGCTGAGTGGTCAGGTCCGCGTTACGCTGCTGCAGCTGAGCAATCTGGTATTGCAGCTGGTTCTGAGCCTCCGTGTTCGCCTGCAGCTGTCCTTGGTAACTCTCTTCCGTGGTCAAAATTTGCTTGCTGAACTGCTCGGCTTGTCCAACAAACGCGGTGTTGAAGTGTACCAGCAGCAGTTGATAGGCTTGCTCGCTGGTTACCAGATCCCGCAGCGGTAGCCGCTCACCTTCTCCGATGTCGATAGATTCGATGGTGTGCGTGATCTGCACAGCCGCTTGCTCCATGCGCTCTTCATGCTGCTCAAGACTAAACTTCTCGGCCAGCTGTTTCTCAATCTCCTTGATCTGCTCATTGATGCGGCGTACTTCTACCTGATCCACGCTTGGCTGTTCAAACAGCTGGGCTTTCTTCTGCTCCAGCTCATTCAGTTGTGCTTGCAGCTCGGATACATTGCTCACGTTTATCCCTCCAAAATTGTTCTATTCGTTCTATAACGGATAACATAATTATACCAAAAAACCTGCCTGCTGAATAGCTAAAAACGTTGATATGACGCGGTTTTTACGACTTTTTAACTTATGATTTCCTGCGGATTAAAAGAGCCAGAAATAACAGGATCAGCATCATCCAGATTAGCCCCACCCTGAGCATCACTTCCCACCCCACGCCATCACCACCCTTCGTGCGCGTCATTTAAGCCGCCTATTTGCCATTCTGAGACGCTCTGTGCGTCTGGATGGACATTTACCCTGCCAACTCTCTTAATCTCTTAGAACGCCTTCTAGGAGGTCGTAGAGGGATGATCCACCCAACAATCACGTTTCCATCCGTCATAGCCGTGTACGTGCCGTTCAGGTTGTGCCATTTGTCCACTCGTTTCATGCGATCCCCTCCACATGTTTGAGATAGTCCAGTGCGATACCGTTGCCCTGGATGACTTCGTTTACGTTCCTGTATCTCAAGAAATCTTTGTAAGGGATACTGCCTGTCGCGCCAGTAGCATTCAATCCGTCGATATATCCGAATGGCAAGTAAAATATCTGCTGGTGCGCCTTGAAGTTGATGAGAAAGAATGCCACCCCTCCATTCGCCACCCATGCCCTCATGAAATCAACCTGATGCTGCTCAATGTTTGCTAATGGGAACCGCGTTTTATTCTCCGTCTCCTTTGCATCGAAGGCGATTGCCCTACCCTCGTACACCCCAATGAAGTCCACCGTGCTTTTCTTCTCCGGGAACGCCGTCACAATCTGCTTGCCCCGTCTCACCACCTTCCAAGGTGTCGCAATCTTCTGTATATTTGCGATACCCTTAGCCGCATACTGAGCATTGGCGTATTCGATCAGCGTCTCCAGCCCCATGCCCCGGTTTGCGTATTGGATGCTCATGGCTTGTCCTCCCCATGTTTTGATATTCAGTCCGTCATGTCACCAAATGCTAGTAACCGCCCTCATGCTCCTTTAAAAAGTCCTTCAGCAGCACTTCTGCTTTGGCTAGAGCGTAACTTAAATCGCAGTTTTGCAAGCTCAAAATTGTATCGCCATGGTTAGGGCTTTCCGGTAAATATCCAATGGATATCGACCAGTCTGCATAACGGGAATGGTAAATTTCCAATGTCCAATCCGGTTTCTTTACCTCGTTATAAAACTTCAAGAATTCGTTCATGTACGTTCTTCCTCCCCATGTATCTTGATATTCATTCTGTTTCTTCGATTTCGACCCATTCTAATTTCGGATCAATAGCGTCACATTCGGGACAGTACACACGAATCGGGATTCCATTATCGTCCCTGTCCGCCTCTCTTTGAGAATGACAGCATTTAGTCAAAAGCCTTTCCACCTCATGAACACCACCCTCCCCATGTATCTTGATATCAAACGGTGTTCATATCCTTGACATCTCCGCACCACTCACAAATCCATTTTCCGCTTGCCAGCTTTCGATGATCTTCATGTCCTTCGCATTCTGGGCATGCTATACCCACTTTGCTACCAACAGGCATGAATTTCATTTCATCCAAAGTCGTCTCCACCGCGTTCCCCTCCCCATGTATCTTGCTATTCAGGCTTGTTCCACTTGAGCATCATTCAACTGGTTTTCTAGTGAATTAATATCCTTGTGGAGCATTGTCTTTTCTTTCTCATACTCAGCAATTGCAACTCTATGAGCTATATTAAGGTTTTCAAGTTGCAGCTGCTTTGAAAAGAGGACGCGCTTTAAGTACTCTTCATGGCTGATTTTCATTTTCCGTTACCTCCCCATGTATCTTCACTACCCAACCCACTGATACACCCTGACCTGCCGCACGCCTTCCCGTAGATCCGCTGCCAACTGCTCAGCCTGCTCCCTCGCTAGATGCTCCTTGTGGATCCGCTTGCCGATTGCGACCACCCATATGTTGCTTGGCATGTTATGCCTCCTTGCCTGCCCGTGGTCTATGTCGGTGCATCAAGCTTGGCTGCCTGCGCCCTTGATTCAGCGGTCGTATGGGCGCCCCCGTCTTCTCGATGTATGCGGCCAGCTCTTCCGGCGATAGGTGATAAGTCCTCAGCGATGCCTCTGCCCGTTCAAGCTCCGTCCTCTCCATCAGCGGCCTTGCTGGTCCTACTGGGCTCATTTCCTGCATCGCAAACGTGCGGCGTTCTTTCTTTTTCATCTTCGTTTCCTCCCTTGGCTTGTTTGAAACTCACTAAGTTCAAATATTTCCATTCCGAGAGCTTCGGCGATGTGCCTCTCTAGCTGCGCTCCTTTAGAACTTTCCCACCCTGGAAGCATGACAACTGTCGTGCAATCCATAAGAGCCTTAATGTCTGCCTTCATAAAACCTTCCCATGTCTGCTCAATTGGCTTTATCTCTGCGGGGTTTATCACTTTATATCCGTTTTCTCGTAGGTCCCTTGCTGTACTACGGAATGCTGGGTAGTTATATTCCTTTATTCCGCTCATAGGACCTGATAAGTAAATGAGCATGTTACCTCCGTTGATAATGTCATTTTTATATCCCCTACGCTCCCGGCGTATCGTAATAATGGTTCCATTCAACCTGGTATCCCTCGTTTGCACCTTTCAGCTTTACCTCGAAGAACCTGCCCAGCTCTTCCGCATCCTCCAGCCAGGGTTTCGATGCCAGGTCCTCTTGCCACTGCTGCTTGATCCGCTCGACCAGTTCCTCAGTGAACAGAGGCTGCGGCTCTACTCCGTGGTAACGAGCCAATATCCGGTTGTCTTCTTCAGCTGCCATGAACAGTTCAAACAGCTCCATGCGGGCCTTAACCGTGAAGGTTCCCTGTCCATATGCAAGTTTCATCCCGTTTCGCCTGTGGCCGGACCTATTCTTCGGGTCCTTGTACATCCGGATCATGGTATCTCTCAGGTCAGCGTAGGGCTGGAACCAGGGCTTCTTCTTGGACAGTTCCTGTGTGCTGCGGTCAATCGTTACGACCGGGCAAATGACACAGCCGAACCTCGCCCCGCATGCATCCCCTGTTTCGTCCTTGCCGGCCTTCCGGCGCCTAAGACCGCACTCCCCTGTTGCATCCTTGTATAGCTGGCTAATTTCCTCTGCATCGCCCCAAGGTGTCTTCTCAGTCGCCAGGTACGTCCAGACATCTTCGGTTGTGAAGTGGACAATAGGCTGCAGGGATGTTGCAACAACCTTGCCCTTCTTGTCCTTGCGCTCGGCGTAGAACACATCACCTTCAGCTGCCATGCTGCCGATCGTTTCCGCCCGTTGCTTGGACTCTGCAATTCTGGTTCCGACTACCGCCAAGGCAAACTGCTTCTCCTTCATGAACCTCTCCTGCGGCTCGATCTTCGCCTTATGGGTACACCACTTGTCGTTGCTATGCGGTAACGGGTATCCCTTGCCAAGGATACAATCCAGAATCGTGCTTCCCGGCTTGGCCGAAACTTCCGCTATCTCCATCGGCAGCTGCTGCTTATCAATCAGCTTTTGGATCTTCACGAACTCATTTTGTTTGGTCGCATCAGTCGTGAGGTCCAGGAACGTCTGGGCCGAGGTGATATATATTCTCCGGGTCCATTTTTCCCGAGGTAGCATCATCAGTGCCCTCATCACTAGCGCCAGTGTTACGGTTGAATCTTTGCCCCCGCTATATGCCACGTTGAACGGTCCTTCTATGGCTTCGTTCGTGTAGGCCTTAAGAATTTCTGCGATAGCCGTAATCTCTTTGGGCTTATAGCCGTTCATCTCTCACCCTCCCTATCTAAACATCCGGTTTACCCGGCCATCCCTGCGGTTCAGCTCGTCTGCCACCTTGCGGTATTTGCAATCTATCTGCCAGTATTCAATCTCGATCTGTGATATCTGCCGGGTTAGTCTGGACATCTCGTCCAGGTACTCCTGCCGCATCCGTTTGAGGCAGTCGTGGCATTTACGCTGCAGGTCTTGGTGTTGGTCACAGTGACAGGTCATGCCGTCTCTTTCCTTTCCTCCGGCCTTGGCAGCGGTCGCAACCCGTTATCCTCCCGGCCACGGCGTATGAATTCGTCAAAGTCCAATTCGTAGAGCTCGTAATCGTCAACCTGCCTCATGCCTTTCATCCCTCCGTTTTCTGGCTATCGTCCTGCGCCGATCCGTTCCGACCATCTCGATCAGCTGAGCTTGTCCCGTTATGCGGCTGGCTATCTTCCCGCCGTTCACCGGCAGCCGGTCCCTGATTCGCCCGACCGCGTAATTGCTGGTGATGATGGTCACCTTCTTCTCATTCACTCGAGCATCCAGGATGCTGAACAATTTCCCCTCTGCCCAGTCCTTGTACGATGTCGTGAACAAGTCATCAATCAGCAGAACCGGGATGTTGTAGTACCGTTTCAGCACGTCCTGCTCGCTTTCATCACTGGCCCGGTCATAGGTTGCCTTAATGTCCCCAAACAGCTTTTCCTCGTTCACGTAGATGGCTGGTATCTTTCGATGGGTCAGCGCATTGGCGATGCATTGCATCAAGTAGGTTTTGCCGGTACCGAATGCGCTGTACTCCCTGCCGTGTTGATCCGTCAGGCTCTTCGCCCGGCTCTCATCTCCAAAGAGATACAGCCATGTTCCCCAGTCCAGGTGATTGTCAATGTTCTTGATGAAGTCCACCGCGATTTCAAAGTAGGACCGGTTTTCGTCGTCAATGATCGCATTTTTGAACGTGTGCCCTAGTTCCTTGTTGCTGAAGCCCGATGAGGCGTTATATTTAGTGAATTGCTGGTCGTAATGGCACGAACATAATTCCACTTGAGCAACCTGTCGGGGAATGGGTCTATCCTTGTATGTGTAGCTGTCATCTTCAATCCATCGGAAGGTGTTAATGGTTCCCGTGTCCTTACACCTGCTGCACTTGTAATTAGACTGTTGGGGTTCCGATGTAGAGTTCTGCGAGTGGATCCGCATCTGCTCGATACGTACCAGCATTTCTTTCATGGCCTTGCCCATGCTTTCCACCTGGACCACCCCCCTTAATCACAATCTTCTGGTTTAAATAGGCTTCAAACTTGGTTCCAAACAAGGTTTCCGGTCTCAGGTATTGCTCCAAGTCTGTTCCAAGCCATTCAGCACATTTCTTGTCAATCACCGCTTTGAAATCGTCAAGCCGATAATTCTGGTTCCATCGGGCTGTGATATGCCGTTTCGTTGAATCGGTTGATGCCCTGTATTTGGTTCCAGCTTTAGCATTGAGGTAGTCGATGATTTCAGAAAAAGGGACAATATCTTTTATTTCTTCTTCTTGTTCTTCTTCTTTTTCTTTTTCTTCTTCTTCCCCCAAGTCTATGGATACCGTATTGATACTGTATTTGTACCGTCTGCATAGGGCATAAAAGAGTTCGATAAATTCATTGTTCTTCACGTTTTTGAGCTCTTTTACGATGCAAGCTTTCACCTTCGGACTGTTGATGCTGTTATAGCGCAGCCAGTTTAAAATGATGATCTCTCTGGTGCTATCGTTGTACCTAACCTTGTCGTAATTTACGAACCGATCCAGCAGCTTCTCAACCGTCTCCCGGTTGTAACCCGTCTCCATCTCGATAATCTGCTTGGGCAGCTCGTACACCCCGCATTGAGTGGTTTTGCTGTTGGTCATCAGATAGAGGTAAAAGTATTTCTCCTCCGGGGTTAGCCCCAGTACGAAACCATCCTGCCAGAAACTTGTGTGAACCTGTCGATACGTTGCCATACTTAAGCCCCTCCTCCGTACTTCCTGTACCAGCGCGACGCGTCCCAATCCCGGTACCGCATGCGCCATTTGCGTACCCAGCGCCGCAGCCTGGATGGTGGTGTAAACCGCTCATACTGCAGCTGCCCTGTTTCATTTGGATGGTTCATGTTCTGCCTCCCTTCCGCTGTTCAAGCTCCGCAATCCGTCTCCGCGCCTCATGTAGCTCAGCCGTTGTCTCAGCCAGCGAACCGGCAGCAGCCCGGGCAGCGTTCCGGTACAAGTCCCGTTCCTCCAGCAGCCATGCTATCCACCGTTTGAGCTCCGTCGGGCCTATGGCCTCGTCTCGCTCGATGGCTTGGCGTATGCGGTCTATGGTAGGTGGGGCTAGGATTTCATGTGGCATGGTCCGACCTCCTCTCGTAATAGAATCACTTTCCGGTAATGCTCAAACCACCGTCTTACCTCTTCCTTGCTATGGGCCAGTTCGTGGCAGGCATGGCAGACACATACGCCGTTGTCCTCCGTACCCGCCCCGTTATGACTGCGGTAGATGACATGATGAATCTCCTCGTATCGGGCTCCACAGCGTACGCAGAGCCCTCTGTCACGTTCGATGATAGATTGCCTTGTCTTCTTGCTGAACGCGCCTCTAGCAGCCTTTCTGGGCGTCCTACGCCTATGCTGGGGTTTGGGAACGGCGTTCAGTTGAAACATTGGCAGCACCCTCCACATAGAAATCTTGTTTCATCCGCATCTTGAGCGAGTGGATTTCCTCTGTCGTGCTGGAGAAGGCATTGCGCCAGCGGTTCATATCCTCGTATGCTGTCGCTTCTTCCTCCCGCAGTTCCTTCACAGCCAGCTCTGCATGCGCCTGTTTGTCCTTCTGAGCCTTCGTAATGGCTAGGGCATGCTCATACTTCCTCCGGGCATAAACGCGCTTGTAAACGCCGTCTAGGTGGCTAGAAACGCGACCGATGTACACAAGGCACTTGGCAAGCAGTTCGATCTTCTGCATCAGCACTCCCGGGCTGTCGTCCGGCAGCAGGTCAGCCTGCCGCCGGAGCCGGGTAATCTCGGTTATGTGTTGGTCCAGATTCATATGTCAGCCTCCTAGAATGGAAGGTCGTCTTCCTTGATTTCAATGGGCCGCCCATCGTCTTGGAACGGATCGTTGCGCTCGCTCCGGGACTGCTCCTGCTGCTCGCCGCGCTCCAGGAATCGCACGTTGTCTGCTATCACTTCAGTCACGTATACGCGCTTGCCCTCGTTGTTCTCGTAGCTCCGGACTTGAATACGGCCCTCTACCGCCGTCAGCCGGCCTTTCTTGAGGTAGTTGGCGCATGTTTCGGCCAGCTGCCGCCATGTAACGATTGGGATAAAGTCAGCTTCTTTCTGCCCATTGGTCTGAAACGGGCGGTCACAGGCAAGGGTGAAAGTGGTGGTCGCTATCCCTGTGGGTGTATATTTCATCTCCGGGTCTCTCGTCAGGCGGCCAATCAAAATTACTCTGTTCAGCATTTAAGCACTCTCCTTCTTTTTCTCCATCAGCTTTTTAGCAAGCAGCTGGTCCATTTGGGCGTTCGTTACGCCTGCTTTGATCTGTTTACCGTGCCAATCTTCGAAGCCGTCTAGAGTACCGGCCAGCGTCTCCCACTTGGCTTTGACCAGCGTGAACTTCTTGGCGTCCTCTTCCTCCGCTTTCCGCTGCTTCTCGTCCAACTCCGCGCTGCTAACCTTGTCCGGGTCCTCACCGGTTGGGATGGCGAACGTCCGCAGCAGAAGGTACTTGTAGGCGTAGGTCATGGCCTTGCCAACTCCCTTGTCCTGCGTATCCGCGCCGGTGCCGGAGCTGACGATGATCTCAAATTCGCCTGTCTCGATGTCCACAATCTTGTACTTGGTATCAACCGTGGAAAGGTTGCCCTCTCTCTTGTGCTGCTGCTCGACCGGCAGGATAACCAACTTATTGCGGATCAGACTTTCACGCACTGTAGAGGTGACTTTCTCCTCGGATATGGCCTTGTATTTCGTGTTGCTGAACTCCACCTTGTCGTCCTTGGACAGATACTCAACGTCCTTCATGACCGCGCTAATCTTCTGGTACAGCTTCACTCTCTCGCTCATTTGCTACCTCCGTATCAATCGTGAGAATTGCCGTAACTGGCTCGTAATCGTCTGGCTGCTCCGGAGCGTAGATGCTCACCTGCAGCCATATCTCTAACTGTTCTTCTGAGTACCAGCGCCAAGCTTGCCAGAGGGAGGACTTATGTTCCAAGTCCCTCCCCAGGTACAGCCCGGACGCTCTATGCCGCAGTAAATACGCGGTACGGGTTTCCATCAGGCATCACCATGTGTTATCATCGTTGCATAAGGTTTTTTCTTGGGGCTCCGTTGCTGCGGTGCCTTTTTGCTTTTTAGGCGAGTAAATCATGTAGAACTCGATCATCTTTATGGCTCCTTCTCGGTCCACTCCGTACTCAGCCATGACGTTTGAAATTGCGATCTCGACGCTCATGCTGTCCACCCCCAATCTCGGTGTAATTGGCGCTTATAATTGGTCAGGTACTTCTTTCGCAGCACCCCGTTACTGGTGAGATGGGCCAGCAGAATGAACACAACCCGGGGATTCAGCAGGATTACTTCTCTTATGAAGGTCATTCCGCGTCCTCCTTGATCATCACAAGTAAGGCAGCCTTGCATATGGTATCTGGCGCTGTCTCCGTATATGGACCAATGAGAAATATGGTTTTGTTTGGGTTATAAAACATAGCCGCATAACCCGCGCCTGAACCATTTCCAATATCAAGCAGATAGTCATTCGAGCGCATCTTCTCCACCACTTCCCATGCTGCGGCAATGTCGGTGGAGTAATCGCCGATTCGCACACGCGGTTCGTGGTCCCTAAAGTCAGACGGTTTTCCGTAAGCTATTTTGGCCGTACCCTCAACGCTGCATTGCTTCCATCCCAGCACCTTCTCAGCAACTAGCGCGTCCAATTCCCTGCCCGGCTCCATAGCCAGTATCACTTCTCTTGTAAGCACATCTGCACCGTCCTTTCAATTTCAGCCTCTACAATGTCCGTATACCGTGGGCTGTCCCACTCGGGGTAAAAGTCTGCGAATCCCTCAAGCGTTGGTTCATTACCTGCTTCGAGAACGTTCTGCGTCCAGTTCGATACAATCACCCGCAGCGTGCTATCCCGGTGTTCGTCCGGCACTCCCATGCGCTGAAGGTTGGCAAAGAGCCTGTCCGCTGCTGAGTCGTGGTGTGATAGGTTCATTGCTCATCCCCCTCTTCGCAGAAGCACTCAGATTCCACTTCTCCGCACTCGATGCACATTTTCTCTACCTTGAATCCGAGAAATTGGTACTCAGCTGCCACGGCGTATGTCTTACGGCAACGACCACACTCTACGTGTTCCGTTTCATCGCTCCAGTTGGAAAGGTGGTCCCCTACTTCATATCCGCAGTACGGGCAGACTTGTTCGTCTAATAGATCATTGCTCACGCCGCCCCACCCCTCTCATAAGCCGTCAGCAGCTTGTCCTGCTGCTCGAAATCAACCTCTGCTTGCTGCACTTCCTCCAGTGCCGCAGGAGCCTTCTCCATCAGCTCCTGCAGCGTGGTAAGCAGGTTCAAACTGTGCTGCTTGTGATTAGCCAGCTCCGACAGGGCTTCCAGTACTTCCGTTGCTTTGTTAAGCTGCATGCGTCTTCTCCTCCTTGGTGAATTGTCCAGCGAAGTCCTTGGCGTTGCTCAGCAGCTTCAGGATGTCATCAAAGTTGTCAGCGATGTACTCCTGCAGCGTACCTTCGGCTTTGTTCTCCGTCAGATGGTCAATCTCCATTTGCAGCTCCTTGCAGATGCGTTCGGCTGTCATGCTGATTCGCCTCCCTTTTTGCGGGGGTTGCGTACAGGCGTCCGGCGGCGTGGTATGTGGGTCATTGTGATTCCTCCTCGTTTTGGATTAAGCGCCTTTTTTCGGCTTGGACTGCTGCTGCTTCTTCGCTTCCTCGATCTGCCGGTATACCCGTTCAAGCAGGCCCCGGTCAAATTGTTTTATGTCGATGACAACCTTTTCCATGGTTATTCCTCCTTCTCCGCTTGTTCAATCTTGTCTATGGCTTTGCCCATTTCTTCGATGGTGGTGTTAGCGTCTTTCTCCATGAAGGCACGGGCGATTTTGCATTTTGCTTCTGGTGACTTGGCGGCATCGTACTGTTCTTTCCGTTTAATCAGATTTGCACGGGCGAATTTCATTGTTATGCAGCTTCTCTTCTAAGCCGGTTGATGATGTATGCTTGCCCCTTCGGCGTTACCTTGGTGGTCTCCCAATCCCGTGATCCCTTCGGGGTCTGCCGGACGCCCTTGATAACCTCGAACACTCCAAGCTCCATGCCGCGCTGCGTTGGCTCTGTGCTGTTCTGGCATACAAGGCCCCATTCACGAAGCTTGATGTATAGTCGGCGCTCACCGATCAGCAGCCCGTTCTTGCTTGCGAGTTTGGCCACTTCGCGAACCAGCATGTTTCGTTCACTGTCCATGCACGTTTCGGCAAAGGCTACCAGTGGACGTTGTTCGTCGAGTTGGATTTCAGCTCGGTCAGCGCGAGCTGTTTCTGATTTCAGCTTGGTCGCGAGTCCAATAATGAAGTCCGGGTTGAGAATTGCTTTCTCGATAGTCTCAGGCGTCATATATGCGCCGTGTTTGCGAATGGAGGGAATAACCTCGCTTGTGATCCACTTGCGGAAGGTCTTCGCTTCAGGCTTGCGGCTTTCGAGAATGACATCGTATAAGCCGTCTTCGTTGATGATGGTTACCGTTTGTTTGCCGCCAGCCGTTTCAAGGGGGTGATTTGAAATCACATCCTCTGACAACCTACGCTTTACCCCTGCAACCTGACCAAGGTCCAACAATTCACAAACATCCTTAAGAACAAACCATGGTTCGCCAGATTTGCTGATGACCCTCAAGTCGCGACCTGAAAACTCAAATAACTGTGACATGTCGTTATCTCCTTTCGCTTTCACAAAATTAAGTAAATGAGTTAAACTACGTTAGAGTATATTTTTAGCTTTTACACATAATGTGTAACTATGCCGATAAAAAAGTCTCCTTTGCATCTTCGGTTAGTTCTTCGAGTGGAACACCAAGGATGTCGGAGATAATTTTTGCATGTTCCAAACTAAGTCCATTCCGGCCGTTCTCTATGTTGCTGTAACCGCTGGGGTGCTTGAAACCCAGCTTTCCTGAGATGAATGTCTGTGTAATGCCTCGTTGTTTTCTAAGCATGCGGAGTTTTGCTCTCACCATTATCGGCACCTCCCTTTTACATGTTTTGTGTAACTCATGACTTAAGTATACTTACACATTTCAGCTAAGTCAATAGTTAATTGGCTTTTTTAGCTAAAATATTTTTCATTATGTGTAAATGTGATAATGTTAGCCTTGAAGGGGGTGTAAACACCTTGAGTACACTAGGAAACAAGCTTAAGCAACTCCGAAGAGAAAAGAGATGGACTTTGGCTGAAGTGGCTGAAAAGTTGGGGTTGCGAGGACATAGCACATATAGCAACTGGGAGTATGACCGCACTCAACCAGATGCCGAAATGATTGCGAAGTTGTCTAAAGTCTATTCGGTAAGCACCGACTTCTTATTAGGTAGAACCGAGGATCCTAATCACAACCTATCAGAAGACGCTAAAACTATAATAGACATTCTTAACCTTACTGATGAAGAAATCTCCGAGCAAATCGACCTGGTTGTTGATGGCGAAAAGCTTACCCAGGAAGAACTATTGCGGTTTATAGCTTATGTACGAACCGAAAGGCAGCTCAGAGGTCTAAAGTAATTATTTCTTATCTTTAATATTCGCGAACGTTGCCGAATTAAGTCCCAATTCTCTTAGTAGGCTAGTGGTGATCACAATTGTTTTCTTGGGCATTATTATCACGGCTCCGTCCTGTCGAATGATTAATATTATATCACTTGTTCTCACATAATGGAACGCATGTTCGTATTTTTATTGTTGAGGAGTATCGCACATGGCTATCATAAAGCCCGGGCGATGCTTGATCAGGGAAATCAGAAAGCATAAAGGTCTGTCACAACAGCGGCTTGCAGACTTGTCCGGCGTCTCACAAACTACGATTTCCAACCTGGAGAACAACCGGTATCTTGCGAGTCTGACCGATGCCAAGTCTATATCTATCGTTCTAAGGTGCAATATTGACGACCTATACTCTTGGCTGAGACCTGATCAAGAATGAAGGGGCAACCCTTCGCCCTCAGCACACTATCAAAATACATAATAACTTGATTAAGTCAACATTTTTTCAACACATGAATTATTTAGATCATAACACACCTTTGACAACTACGGATGTCGAATATTGTCAATTGTTGGGGACAGTCTACCCTCCTGAATTGCTATTGACAGATTATATGTACGCAAATTATAATATGGAATTTCAAGAAAATAGAGGTCCTAGAACCCCCATTCGGGACCAAAGGACCTCTTTACAACTAAATGCTTGTATTCTTGCGTTTTATATTTAGATACCGGAACTTTTATGTCTCCACCGCCAATGAAATATGCCTCATTTCCATAAGGGGTTAATATAATCCGATCTACAAGATTCATATTAACCAAATGGGAAGTCGTCAACAGATCAAATTGATGCGGCCTCAAATGCTCATAATAGGTATCAATTTTATTTATCTGTAGATACATGCCGTCAACAGTTTGAAAAAAAGGAATGCCAGGGGGATGCTCGAACTTTTGTCCCTTTTTAACCGGTTTCGGAGTTAGCCCCATGAAAAAGACATCACTCAGGACATCCAAATTTCTGCAGATAACTCTTCCTTTCTCCGGTTCCATCTTCACACAATAAACTATGATTGGCATCTCGATCCCTACTTTTTTGTTTGCTTGTTATCAGTTGGGACCACAATGCTCCCAGTAAACCACTTTCTCGCTGCCTCTGGTCCTTCAGCTGCCTTGCTGCCTTCTAACCACTGCGACACTTTCTTGGCAATAATCCTCTTCATAGTGCGTTCACCTCCCTAGTTTGATCAAAGTTAGCGCCTGCATTAAAAATGCTAGTGCTATGACGGGCGACATTATTAAAAGGTTGCCCAGTATCAGGGTTACCGGTAAAGCCTTTTTCTTTTCAGAATAAATAGCAACAAGAATGCTGGATGTTAAAATGATCACAGCCAAATTCTCTGTCTGTATATGAGGGCCGATAGAAATAACAAAGACACTGAACAGAAAACAATGATCAAGATTTTTAAAGTGGAATCCCCCTGTTGCATTCCGCAGAAATACAAAGCAAAGGCAGGATAAGGCTGACTCCACTACCTTCCCCGTTATCAACCCCACTACTAACACGGTTGCGATTATGCCGTAATTCAGGAATTGCAAGGCCAGCAGCGCGCGCATACGCTCTACACTACTTGTTTCTTCAGGGTTCGCCTGCTTGATCTTGGTAGAAATCATGTCGGAGGCTTGGAGTATTAAGCTCATTCCGCTTGTCCCTCCTGTATGTTAGATAGATGATGACCAAGAACAAGACGTTAACCATGGCTGCAGCAGCAGCAATCTCAACATGTTCGATATATATATAATAACCAATTGCAAGAATAGCCAATGTCACAGCAGATTGAATGAACACTCCCCTAGCTTCTTTACCTATCTCCATATAAAAATCATGTGGCGGCCGGATGTACTTGGTCCTGCCAAGATCAAAGACAACGATTAGGTAAGCCAGCAGATAGGTGACTCCCTGTGAAGTTAACTGGACGGATCGGGAAGGCCAACTGTTAGATATCTCTAACAATTCGGTGCTCACAATGCCTAGTGAGTTGGATAACATGACCACTATAGTCTGTATTGCAAAGTAACCAACAGCTCCAAGACCCACGATGCGCACTGATCTATATAATCGCACTTTCATCAAGAAAAGTAATCCTAATATTAAAAGCAGGATGTGAATTAAGAGGTCAACGACCGGCGAAATCCCTAAGATCTCACGGTTCAGCAGAGAGCTTAGACCTAACACCAGACAAAGGATTGTGATTTCTTTTAGGTATTCTCGGATAGGGTATTGAAAAATCGCCAGCATCAAGAAAACCACTGCTAGAGTGTCCAGGCAGTCTAATAATACATAGATGACATAATCCATAAACATGCTCCCATTGCCAAGGTAACTGCTGGTTTTATTATACAATCTGTAGGTATTTTTTACTATTGAAATTATTGACTTATTGGTGGGATGGATTAAAATTACAGTACAGCTTCAATACTATTGCCAACGGGGAAAGTGGGAGATTTTTTGCTCTTCAGAATACTGAACATCATCCTATCGCTTGTTGTAGCCAGTGCAGTTTTCACTAAAATTTACGATGAGTACTATAGTTATCTACCAGACTATGAGAAGCTAGAACTGGTTAACAATTCAGACTTTCTCATCGAAAACTCTCATGGCTTACGCGATCTTTATAATCATGCTTTCGAACAATCCGTTTTATATGCTTTCATGTCATTTATAATTCTAGTTCTCATTTTAGAGTACATTCGCCACGGATTTAATATAAGAAAAGCTCGCAGGCAAGAGGAAAGTCTTGACAGCGCCGTCAAGAAGATCAATGACAAATCAGGTATATGGTAATTGCATGTCTAAAACCACTGTGATAAGATTACAATAAGAAAGGACCGCAGATGTTGGAGCATCCACGGTCCGGGCACACAGCCGCTTGAAGAGCGGTCGGCTTCGGAATAGCGATCAGAAATAGACCGTTTACCTTTTCCCAGGGCGGTCTATTTCTTTTTGATATACGTCAGCAACGCGATAATGAACATGCCAAACATGAACATCAACGTCAGTGCCTGATATACCTCCATGGCCTCACCTCCCTTCCGGGAGATTAGCCGACCGCCCTTGCAAGCCATTCTATGTACTTGTCCATATTATATCATTCACCCCCAACAATGGGGGCTTTTTTTGCTTCCTATACCTCATTTGGTCCCCTATAATATACATAAAATGATGTAGGGGGTTAACAGTGAATAGAGCTGCTATATATATAAGGGTAAGTACCGACCGTCAGGCCGAGGAAGGTTTTTCATTAGAAGCCCAGCACGATATTCTGATGGATTTAATCGAACGCAAGGGGCTGCAGTTGTTCAAGGTCTATTCTGATCCCGGGGTAAGTGGGGGATCATTTAAACGTCCCGGCATACAGATGATGATCAAGGACATGAAAGATGGAAAGTTTGACACCATACTTATCCACAAACTTGACCGGTTATCCAGAAACCTCGGGGATTTATACGGGTTCATGGCTATGATTAATAAACTTGAGGTCCGCCTTATCATCGCAGCCCAAGGGTCGGAGGAGATTGATACCCGTTCGCCAATGGGTAAAGCGTTCCTTCTATTCTCCGGGATATGGGCTGAAATTTACCTGGACAACCTTCGAGAAGAGACGCTGAAAGGATTGGTTAAGAAAGCAAACAAAGGCGGCAGACATATGAGCCGGCCGCCGCTAGGGTATACGTATGACCCCGAACATAACTTGGTAATCGTGGAAGATGAGGCCAAGTTGGTTCGGGAAGTATATGAGTTGTACCTCAGTGGTATGGGAAGGAACAAAATTGCTCAGCACATGAATTCACATTCCCGGCTTAAGGAAGGCGGCAAATGGGATGCCAAGGCCGTTCTAACGATTGTATCCAATCCCACCTATGCAGGGTTTAACCATTTCAAACCTGCCGACTGGGACCAAGATAAACGCATTCTGACGCAAGGCGACCATGAGGCTATTATCGGTGTGGACGATTTCGAGAAAGCCAAGAAGATGCAGAGTCGAAGGAAGTCAGGCGAGATGAGCAACAACAGCTACGAATATGCTTATAGTGGTATTCTAAGGTGCAATAAGTGCGGATCAAACTTCAATGGAAACAGCACTAAACAAAAACTAAAAACCGGCATGACCATATATAAAGGTTACCGCTGCCACAATAACTATCTATACAAGACCTGTGATACTCCATTTATTTCGGAGACGGTTTTGAATAAGCTAGTGTTCGAGCGCATCCTCTTAAGTGGCCAGACTGTCCAAGAACGCAAGCAAAAGCGTAAGGAACAGGTAGACATGCAGAAAGAAGTCGAGATAAGCAACCGGCGGCGTAAAAACTGGATGATGGCACTGGGGGACGGCAAATTATCGCCAGGGGACTACGCTATGCTGATTGAGGATGAAGAAAAGCGGATGAATGACATATACGCCAAGGCTAAAGAGGAAGATGTGTACGAGATGGAAATACCCACGGAAGACCTCATTCAGATGATGATCAACCTTCGTGACCACTGGACGCTACTTGATGCCGGAACACAAAAAGAAATCATCCAATCCATGTTCCGCAAAATAACCCTTGAAAAAAAAGAAAACGGCTGGCAGATTGTTGATCTGCTAACCGTCTGA